ACCAGTACAGCGAGAACGTCAAAAAGCGCATTGACAAGCTGACCGCTCGCCTGCGCGAGACCCAGCGCCGCGAAGAGGCCGCCATTGCCTATGCGAGAAACGTGCAGGCCGAAGCCCAACAGATGCAGCAGCGCATGTTCCGCACCGACGAAGAACGCTTGCACGAGGCCAAGGGCCGCATCGATACCCAGGTCGTTGCCTTAAAGCAGATCATCCGCAAAGCGCGCGAAGAGGGCGACATTGACACCGAGACCGAGGCCCAGCAGCGCCTGGCGGACCTGACCTATGAGCAGCGTCAAGTGGCTGAGGAGAATCACCGGCGTGAGACGTATGTGCGCCAACAAGCCGCCGCGCCACAGCAACAACAGTACTCTCCTCAGGCGCAACAAGCGCCTGCCCAACAGTACCAACAGCCGGCTCCTGTGGACCCCAAGCTCGAGGACTGGATGGAGAAGAACCCATGGTATGGTCAGGACACCGTCATGACAAACACCGCCTGGGGCATCCACAAGCAACTCGTGATCAACGAGGGATTTGACGGATCGTCAGATGAGTACTATGATGAGCTCGATAAACGCATGAGAGGAACGTATCCTCGGAAATTTTCTCCTCAAGCGCAAAACAACAGTACCACCAGAAACGTGCAACCGGTGGCTCCTGCAACCCGATCATCGGGGGTGAATAGTTCAGCACGCCGCACTGTACGGCTCTCACCGAGTCAAGTTGCGATGGCCAAAAAGTTGGGCGTTCCTCTTGAGGAATACGCCAAGTACGTTAAGGAGTAAGAGATGACAGACAAACTTGTACCTACACTGAACCGTGAATCTCGCAGCGCGAACACTCGTGACAGCGAAACACGCCGCAAGCCCTGGGCTCCTCCTTCACGACTAGATGCCCCACCTCCTCTGGAGGGAACGAAGCACAGATGGATTCGAGCAGAAGTTGGCGGTCAGGAAGATCGCGCGAACGTAGCAGGAAAAATCCGAGAGGGTTATGAGCTTGTTCGTGCGGATGAATATCCCGACTTTGCTGTTCCATCTGTTGAAGATGGCCGACATGCTGGCGTGATCAGCGTGGGAGGTCTTCTCTTAGCGCGCATTCCCGAAGAGAACGTGCAGGAACGCAATGCGTATTACCGCCAACGAGCAAACGACCAAATGCAAGCTGCTGACAATGAGTTGATGAAGAGCAATGCACACTCGAGCATGCGAATTCAAGGACCCACAAGGCAGTCTCGCGTCACTTTTGGCGGCCCTAAGGCTGCTGAATAATCATCTTTTAAAGGAATCATCAAATGGCAAACATCAATAAGCCCTTTGGTCTGCGTCCTCTCGGTAATCTCTCTGCTACTGGCGGTCAAAAACAGTACGGATACTTGATTAACGATAACCAGTCCGGAGCTATCTTCCAAGGCGACTTGGTAACCATTGACAATGGCTACCTTGTCAAATTCAACAACACGGACCATACGGCTGCTGTTGGTGTCTTGAATGGCGTAAGCTATATCGACCCCACCACTGGCAAGCCCACATGGAAGAACTACTACCCAGGTTCCGTCAACATCACCAGCGGCCAAATCGTTGCTGACGTAATCGACGATCCTAGCCAGTTGTTCATCATCCAAAACGCGGGTACTCCTACTCAAGCAAGTATTGGCCTCAACGCTGACATCACTGCCAGCACCACAGGCAGCACCACAACTGGTGTGTCCAATATGACCCTGAGCGGTACTTTCACCGAGACCGCAGCTACTAACCTCAAGGCAGTTGGCTTGTGGAACGTACCGGGCAATGAGATGGGCCAATACGCCGTTCTCGTTGTGAAGATTAATGAACACCTGTACGGCAGCACTGGCACGCCGGGCTTCAGTACCTAAGGAGAACATAAATGGCAATTTCCCGCGCACAACTCGTAAAGGAACTTGAGCCAGGCTTAAACGCCTTGTTCGGCCTCGAGTATAAAAACTACGAAAACCAACACACCCAAATCTATTCAATCGAAACTTCAGACCGCGCGTTTGAAGAAGAGGTGATGGAATCGGGTTTTGGTGAAGCCCCTGTGAAGACCGAAGGCGCTGGCGTTTCATACGACCAAGCACAAGAGGTTTACACTGCTCGCTACACCCATGAGACGATTGCTCTGGCCTTCTCCTTGACTGAAGAAGCCGTAGAGGACAACCTCTACGACCGCCTGGGCGCTCGCTATACACGTGCCTTGGCACGTTCCATGGCTCAAACCAAGCAGATCAAAGCTGCTGCCATCCTGAACGGCGCTTTCACCACCTCTATCGGTGGCGACGGTGTTGCTCTGTGCGCAACCAATCACCCCACTTTGGGTGGTCCTAACTTGTCCAACACACTGGCAACAGCTGCGGACTTGTCTGAGACCTCCTTGGAGCAGTCGTTGATTGACATTTCCGCATTCACCGATGAGCGTGGCTTGAAGATCGCTGTGCAAGGCTTGAAGTTGATTATTCCTAAAGAGTTGCAATTTACCGCAGACCGGATTTTGAAATCCACCCTGCGCGTTGGAACTGCGGATAACGACATCAACGCTATTCGCAACATGGGCATGGTGCCTCAAGGCTACACAGTCAACAACTTCTTGACGGACCCAGACGCGTTCTTCATCAAGACCGACGCGCCTAACGGCATGAAGATGTTCACACGTGTGTCGTTGAAAACTGGTTTTGAAGGCGACTTCGACACCGGCAACGTTCGCTACAAGGCACGTGAACGCTACAGCTTCGGCTTCAGCGATCCACGCGGCATGTTCGGTTCACCCGGCGCGGCCTGATGGTCGAGTAAACGGAAAAAGGGGCCTTGTGCCCCTTTTTCTTTTGGTGTATATTGGACACATTCCGGGGTTTCCGGTGTATCTGACAGTCCCGGCTGACGACATGCAGACAGATACGCCCCACTTGCATGTAAGGACAAAACTATGTCGACCACCACGTTTTCCGGACCAGTCGTATCACAAAACGGCTTTATCACCACAATTTCCAATTCTTCCACCGGTACCTCCGCTTTTAATGCGAATACCACTGCCGTCACGATGACAGGTGTTGGCGGCACAGGCGGACGCACCTTGTTCCAAATGGACACTAACGTCGCTCTGGGCTCGTTCTCTAACGCCCTGAAAGCCGAAGTCACTTACGGTGCCACTGGTCGCACGACTGGTCTAGGTTCAGCCTTTGTTGCTGAGTTGACCCTTTCTGCTGGCACCTCTTCTGGTACCTACTCCCCTGTTGAAATCGAGTTGAATGCTGGTTCTGGTGCTTCTACTGGCACAACAACTTCGCTGATTTACGCTTCGGTTAATGGCGCTGGTGCTGCTACTGTTGACACCAACGGCTACTTGTTGAATCTGGCAGGCGTGACTGTTGCTGGTGCTAAATTGGCTGCTACCGGCACGATTACCAACGTCAACGAAATCACCCATGGCCTGCGTGTCAAGATTGCAGGTAGTGACTACTACCTCTTGGCTGCTACTGCTGCTAACTTCAACGCCTAATGGCTGCGTTGGATAAGGATTACCTGTTGGGTTTGAGGAATCAGGCACTTGAGCAAAGGCAAAAGTATCTGGACCTCATCCAACAGGCAAACGGCGCAATTGCAATGGTGGATGTTCTACTGACCGAAATCGGTCGTATGGACCCTCCTGATTTACGGGCACAGAGTACAGAAACGGGGGAATGACATGAGCAACAGCAATATCCAGGCAGTCACAAAGACTGCCGATGGTCATGCGGTTGGAGGTCGTACAAGAGTAGCCGGTGTTTACTTTACAAACACGGCTACGGCTGCGTCTTTCACCCTAAAGAATGGCAGCACTACCGCAGGCACAGCCCTACTGACCATCAATACGCCTGCTGCGGCCGGAGCCACTGACCTTATCCTTCCGGATATGGGCATTGTCTTTGACTCAGGAGTGTTCATTGATGTTTCTGGTGCAGACGTTACCAGCGTGACCCTGTTCTTCTATGGTGGAGCCGCGCAGTAATGGCCTCCAAGGGCATGGGCATCAAAACCTCGGTAAAGAGCGGTAATTTCCGTCCTACCAAGGCAGGTGCAGGCATGACCAAAAAAGGCGTTACAGCGTACCGCAAAGCCAACCCTGGCAGCAAACTCAAGACAGCGGTGACTACCAAGAACCCGACTGCGGCAGAAGCAAAACGTCGTGCGTCTTATTGCGCTCGGTCTGAAGGTCAGATGAAGGATTTCCCTGAAGCTGCCAAGGACCCCAATAGTCGCTTGCGTCAGGCGCGTAAGCGCTGGAGATGCTGATGCAAGTTGTTGAAGTATGGGCAGGCGGACTGACTCTTTTACTTGGAATTCTCGGCTACGTGATGCATGAGAAATTTCAGGAATTGGCCCGCATAAGCATTCTTCTTAACAAAACAAGAGAGGAGGTAGCGCGTGATAACGTTACTCAAGCAGAAGTTGACAAAATTATGGACCACATTGACCAGCGTTTTAACAAGCTGGAAGAAAAAATTGACAGACTCATTCAACACTCGAAATAAGGGGCAGTGATGGCAACTTCTAAGATGAAAATGGTTATGAAGGGCGGCAAAAAAGTGCCGGCTTTTGCGGCCGACGGAGTAGGCAAGATGAAAAAAGGCGGAGCAGCCGGCATGCACAAGATGCCTGATGGCTCCATGATGAAAGATTCTGACATGGCCGACAAGATGGGTCGTGCCGTGAAGCGTAAAACGGCCGACGTTAAGGGCCGTGCAATGAAAAAGGGGAAATAACATGGCTGGACGTGGAATGGGTGCCGCTACGCGCGGTGGTGGTGCTGTTGAGAGCGGCCCAAAAAACAAGATGATCTCTGAGACAAGCACCTCTACAGGTGTTCCTATGATGGCCAAGGGCGGTATGGCCAAGGGCATGATGGCCGGGGGCATGATGTCTAAAGGCTATGCTGCGGGAGGTGCTGCCAAGAAAATGTCCAAAGGCATGA